CGAATCGCCTGAAATTAAGACTGAATACAACGAGAAAGGATTTATCATTGGCTACCAGTATAGACCAGAGTACCTACAGGAAAAGTAACCTCCCACTAGCACCGCCCGCAAAAAACCTTATCCGCCGAGTAGTCAAAAATCTTTATCAATTTTTTACTGCCAAAAAAATAGAGAACGTTCAAGATAATTGTTGTGGAACGTACTCTATTTTTTTATTGTAAAAAACCCTCCTGGGCAGGATATTTTTGACCACTCGACTGCTAAGGTTACAAAGCCTCTTTGTTTCTACCTGTTACCAGCCTATGCTTAACTCAATAAGACTGAATGCTGGCACTACCGAACCGAAGATATTACAGCTACTTACCATTATCGGCGAGCTAAAAACGCCGTCACCGCCTCTCTTGCAGTCTGTTAAAAATCCTATAACGAAAAAGGTGTGTACCACACCTATGTTTAACAGGCTAGTAACAGAAAAGGTGGTCTCAGTAACAGATACAGGGCAAATGACGCTAGCTGTTAAAGCCTTTGAAATACTCAAATATTATAATTGCCCTTATAAACACATCATCAAAGACCCCGACATAAGCGAGTCACCGCACACTTTAGAAATCCAGTCATTTTTGTACCCTTTAATGTTCAGTAACGGCTATCACGCCACGATATACCCAAAGCTGGATAAACACGAGTTGCGACCTGACGCTTGTCTGGTTTTTTCATGTCCGGAAGGCTACAAAATCCAGTTTGTCGAGGTGGAGAACACCGACAAGCACGCTGGCTACCTGAAGGACAAGCACAAAAAATATTCCTCTTTCGGGGCTGACGTGACGGCGTGGGACAGTTGGTGGAAGCGTTGGTCTGACTCTTTGGGCTTGCCATACTGCACGAAAGACGAGTTCAAATTTTCGGTACTCTGCAAAGGGAATAAAACTTTTGAATGGGATGGCTGGGAGTGGGCTAATTAACAAACTGGAACAATATAGCTATGGAATGGTTTGGTTTATTTTTAGTTGTTTTCGCATCTATAGGCTTTATGTACTCGTTGTATTATGCTATTTCAAAGCTGGTTAGCATAATTTTCAAAGCATTCAAAACTGATATAAAAATAAAAAAGCCTATTATAAACATCCACTTTGATATAGTACAATATATTAAACGATTATATTTATTACTAACAAATTTTATTTATACTGTGTTTATGTTTGTGGCAAAGAGAGAGAGCGAGAAATTAAAAAAAATAAGAATTAGGCGGACAAAACGCTGTTTGTTGTTTTTGGTAATATCCTTGTCTTTATCTTTTTATATCTACAAATCTTATGTTGGGTGTCTTTACCCATTTACAGAAAAATATTATCCATATTGGGCATTAGCCGTTGTCACTGCTTTGTGTCTTTTTGGAGTCTCCATTTCTTACATTTCTCGGTCATCTATAAAATACGCTATTTGCCCTAATTGCGAGATGAGCACTCTTTTAATTGATAAATGGCAATGTCGTTGGTGTAATTCCATACAACCATCGCCAGTCAGTTTCGTTGAAAAATGTTGCGAGTGCGGAAGATACCAAAAAGTCGCTTATTGCGAACACTGCAAACAGGAGTTCAGGATATAATGGCTATTTCAAAATCGCAAATGCAAGGGTTGCCAGCAAGGGTTATAAAACAAGAAATTGTAGAAAGCAAAGTTAGGTCATACCAAGCCAAAGAAATTGATTTGGGAAAGAATATAAGTCTACAAACCTTAAAACAAAGCCTGCAGGAGAGCATTAATTCTCGCCGAGCCAGCACTATGTTTTTTCTTTGGTCTGGGGAGAGGCAGAACAGAAAAAAAGAGATTGACTTGCAAATGCAAAGAATGCTTTTGGAAGAAATCAGTAATCTCGGAATGACAATCGAAATGATGGCTCAAGTTGAAGCTAAGAAATTTTTATACCCTGAAATGGTAGAAGGGATAATAAGCGGACACCGAGCCAATGTAGAGCTTGAAACAAGGAAGTTTAGGGCAGAGTTTAAAAAAATTGACGATGAGGAGGCAACCCGACACTTACAAAACTCATTGCTTCAAGCCCAGGTGCAAGCATTACAAACTGAAAACTTTGTAAAGAAGATAACCGGAGAAGCCCACGCCGTGGCTATTGTCGCCAAAGCCAACATTGACAAAGCGACAGCGGAAAAAGAATTTGCGATTGCGAGGCTTGTCCACTCTCTTGTTGACCAGGGCATAGATGTGAACAACGCCAGCATAACCGCTACATTTATGGTCAATGCCATACTAGGCTCAAAGGGGAATGTTGACGTTGACAGTATTTTGAAAGAGCAAATGTCGGATTTGCTTAAACAAAAGCAACAACACGAAAACGATATTTTAAACGAGAAGCTGAGAAGAGAGAGAAAAGAGTCTGATTTAAGGGAGAATGTCGTTGATAGTCAAATTAGGGAAAATGAAAATATCGGAGGAGGGACTCGCAGTAATATCTGATTGGCGTAATTTCTATATAGTCGGAGGTACAAGAAGCGGTAAAACCAACTTTATGATTTTCTTGGCTGATTGGCAAATGCCCGACCACGCTCTTGTCGTTATCGACCCCCACGGCGAGCTTGCCCCACAGATAGCCACGCTTGCACCCAAGGACCGCCTCATTTCCACTTAAGCGAAAATATTCCATTACCGACATTGCCGAGGAATATGCGGGGGCAATAAATGCCAGCGTGATTGTGAACGCTAGACAGCAGGTCGAGATAACGGGGCGAATGGCGAGAATACTTTTAAACGCCTTGGAAGTATTCAAAGACGAACATCGCTCAAACTCATATCTCATTAATTTTCTTGATAACAAAAAGACCAGAGAAAGACATTTTAAGGATATTATAAAAACTGATTTCTGGATTACCTACGATGAAAACCACAAGGAGGGCATTGATTTAAGACAGTCGGGAAGAAGTATCACCGACCGCCTAACCATTTTTGACAAAAACGAATACGTCAAAGCGTTTATTGAGGGTGATGATGAGTTCAACATTGAGGAGATTGTAAAAAATAAAAGCATTGTTTGTTTCAATCTGGAACACGTACCGAAAAACGCTAGGCATTATATTGGCAACCTAATCACCTACGCAATCCGTACTTACATCAATCGCTCAAATCTTGCTGACTCAAATTTGGGTGTTTACGTTGACGAGTTCCACAGCTTTATAAATGAAACCTTTGACGACGCATTGGTTTCTTGCCTAAAACGTGGGGTTAACTTTGTTCTTGCTCATCAAAACCACGCTCAAGTTTTGGGTGCGACAGTGGAAACGGCTTTAAGCAATTCCCAAGTTGTTGTAGCCCTGGATGTTGGTGAAGTGGAAGCCAAGAAAATGGCTTATAAGTATAAAGGATTAAAAGCCCAAGACATCTTGGATATTGAAAAACACCACGCCTATATCTCAATCAATAAATCCCCCTACTATGTGGAGACATACCACATACCCGTCAAGCCCTACATACACCTAGAAAAGCCATATACGCCCCGTAGCAAGGTTAATTTCTTCCGTAGTGGTATTATTAATATAGGAAAGACTGTGCAAGAATTATCTGCACAGTGAAGTAACAAATATGACGGCTGATTTTGCTTACCGCTTACGAGCGGACGACCAGGAGTCTGGCGCCTGAACGCAGGGGTGAAGCTGGGGCAGTTAGTTATAGGCGTTACTTCCGAGGGCGATTGCAACAGCTCCCCAGGCGTGCAACGACGGCTTTCACAGACTAAGAGTTATGCACAAGCATAGCTCTTTTTTATTTCATAAGCCTTTGGTATAATTATATAAACTCAACCAAAGGAGGTGTCTTATGGAATATCGTTACGACTTCAACGAAATCTGCTCAAAAATCCCGTTCACTTCACTCCTCACACACCTCAATGTTCCTTTCAAAATTGACGGCAACGTCATAAAAACCGATGAAGTAATTATCACCCCCAACAAAGGGGAGAAAGACGGCTACAAGTTTGACCTGTTTATCTGGAAAGACAAGACAGGACAAACCAAAGGCGGAGGCTCAATCCTCGATTATGCTCAAGTTTGCCTTAATCTCAAATCCAAGACTAAGGTCGCTGAATGGCTCAATAAGAACATTTTGGGCGAAAAGGTACAAAGAGACGACATCCCCACCCTAAACCTCACCTATGACCAATTTTTGGACAAATTAGGGCTATCAGAGAAGCTATGCCAGGAGTACGAAGTAGGCTTGGTAACAGGTAACAGCGTAATGAGTGGCAGAATTGCCTTTAAGCTTATCGACCACACCCAAAAACACAGGGGATATATCGGATTTGACCACCTGTACAAGAAAAAGGTCAAGTGGTACGTACCCGAAGGCACCAAAGTAGCTGATATGCTTTATAATTATCACCGGAAAAACGGCAATGATTATTGCATATTGGTATCAAACCCCCTCGAAGCCTTGCACATGTTCAATCTCGGCTTTTCCTACACTATCAGCCTACTGAATGGCGGACTGACCCCAGAGCGGCTAGAGCTAATGAAAACCTTTAAACGGGTAATCGTCATTATGTCGGTCGGGACAACAGTTTGTATGAGGCTACCCTCTGTTTGTTTCGTCAAGTGCATTGAGACTAATGTGCTGGACAAAACAGCCGATGACATCAGAAAAATGTTTTAAGTCCACGCTAGTGTAGACTAAAGCCCACTTTTCCACAGGTGGGCTTTTTGACACTATTAAATGGTTATGGTATTATGAAAATATAAAACAAAAATGACGGAGGTAAAACAACCAATAAGAAATGACGGACACCCAGAACCAGATTATCCAAGGGAGTTACAACCGAAAGAACTCAACAAACTCTATATAAACTGTTTTGACAAATTGACAGATAGACAGTGCGTTATTTTTTTGTATGAACTTCTAGGCGTAAAACCAAAAGAGATAGCCAAGAGAAGAAGCAAACCAGCAATACTCCATAAAGACAAAATAGTAGTTAAACCATTAATGGTATCAGCGCAAATGATAAAGCACGATAAAATGAAAATTAGAGAAGCGATGCACTTAATCGAATGTCACGATGATGCAATCGCTTTTTTGATATATGACGTGCTTATGAACCCTTAGCAAATTAATGTTATAATGAACATATGAAGCGTGAAGTAAAACAAAAAACTTCCGAAAAGACTACTAGCGTGACAAGCAACATTGCCGACGCTAATTTGTCTTATACAAACGATTTAAAGGGTTATATGAGAGCGTACAATCACGCATATAACTCGATGAACGAATTAAAGAATAAATAATATGGCAGGCAGACCGACAAAACACCAGATGTTGTTCGCAAAATTGAAGAGGCGGCGGCCATGGACTGCACTGTTGAGGAAATGGCTTTTTATGCTAACATTCACAGGGCTACGCTATATCGTTGGCTAGAAGAAGACAAAGAATTTAGCGACAGAATAAGGGAATTACGTCAAACGCCATTTTTATTGGCTAGAAAAACAATCAGCGACGCTATTAAAGTAAACCCACAATACGCTTTTGAATATATGAAACGCAAAGCCAGAAAGGAATTTGGCGACAATGTAGATTTAACAACCAAAGGAGAAAAAGTAATACCGATATTAGGCGGTCAATCCCAAAATGTTCATAATGACAACGGCGACCAAACGCCTATTACAACTGAAGAAAAGGATTAAGCTTATTTGCGGTGGCACATCAGCAGGAAAGACAATCAGCATACTTCAAATCCTTATAGACAAAGCTCAAACAGATAAACATCCCACCCTCACATCTGTAGTATCCGAAACACTACCCCACTTAAAGCGTGGGGCTATCCGAGACTTCTTGAATATTATGCAACAGCATAACTATTTCAAGGATAACCGCTGGAATAAATCAGACTTTACATACACTTTTGAAACTGGAAGTAAACTAGAGTTCTTCAGTGCTGATATGCCTAGCAAAGTTAGGGGTCCGAGACGTGACAGATTGTTCTTAAACGAATGTAATAATATCCCTTACGAAGCATTCGACCAACTAGAGGTTAGAACTAAAGACGAGGCGTGGTGTGATTGGAACCCTGTATCGGAGTTTTGGGCATATGACAACCTTATTGGCAAGCGTGATGATGTTGACTTCATAACCCTCACCTACGTTGATAACGAAGGCTTAGACAAGCAGATTGTAGACTCAATCGAACAAAGAAAAGGAAACAAGAATTGGTGGTTAGTATATGGGCTTGGGCAACTTGGAGAAGTAGAAGGGAAGATTTATAAAGATTGGCAAATAATTGATGAGTTGCCCCACGAAGCCAGACTGGAAAGACGCGGAATGGACTTTGGATATTCCAACGACCCGACAGCGATAGTGGATATATATAAATATAACGGAGGATTTATTCTTGACGAAGTCGTTTACCAAAAAGGATTAAGTAACAAGCAAATTGCCGATGTTTTAAAGAATAGAGACAACGTGGTCACTTATGCCGACAGTGCCGAGCCTAAGAGCATAGACGAGATAAAGAGTTATGGCGTTTCAATCTTGCCAGCAGTTAAGGGGAAGGATAGCGTCAATCAGGGAATACAATTTGTGCAAGACCAACGCATAAGTGTGACTAAGAGAAGCATTAACTTAATAAAGGAATACAGGAACTATCTTTGGGAAACGGATAAAGACGGAAAGATATTAAATAAGCCTATAGATATTTGGAACCACGCAATGGACGCTACCAGATACGGTTTGGACACTTACAGGGCGTTTATCCCAGAAGAATTTGAAGATTGTTCTGGAGTTTATTCAACAGAATATAATTAAAATATGACTAACGAAGAAATAGCGAAGCAAGCCATAGGCTATATTAAAGACCGAGTAAATAAATGGAAAGAGCCTATAGTTTATGTTACTCCCAAAGTGGCTTTTAATATTAAGACCCTAGTTGAGACCGCAAGGAAAAACTATTGGGGTATTTTTGATGTGCCGACAGACCCTAACACTGGAATGGCAAAATATTGGGTACCGCTTACTGAGTCTTATGTTGAAAGCTCAGTAAAGAATACGGACACCGACCCAGAAGACATAAGAGTCAAGGGCATAACGGAGAGCGGGCTTAAGTTATCACCATATTACAGAGAGGCTTTACTTATAGAATTAGATAAGATGTTTTTCGGCGATACTTTAAACGACAAGGAAAGGAGAAAGGCAATAGACGGTACCGCCATAGTAAAGGTGAACCTAGAAAACAAAAGACCAGTTAAAGCAGTCGATAGACTTAATTTCTTTATTGACCCATTAGCGGATAGTATACAGGATACTGAAATAGTTGTTGAGCGTTCCTTAATGACTATCGAAGAAATTAAGACAATGAAAGGTTGGATCAACACCGATAGAATAAAAACTAAAAAGAATTTATCAAGTAACGCTGTAGATAATCAAGAAAACCCGAATGAAATGGTAGATGTATATGAAGCTTGGGGGAATATCCCCAAATCATATATTACTGGCAACGAAGCCGACAAGGACGAGAAAGAGAGTGGTCATATTGTTATTTGCGATTTGTTTAATAACCCTGTTTGCAGTCTTATCGAGACAAATCCAGGAGAATTTAAACCTTATGAGGAAGACTGGTATATTAAGGTTCCAGGAAGATGGGACGGCAGAGGTGTGCCAGAGAAGCTTCTAATGCTACAAGTTTGGCTTAATCTTGTTGTGAACACAAGAATTATCAGGGGCAGAATAAACCAAATAGGATTGTTTAAAGCAAGACGAGGTAAAGGGATAACAGCCCAGTCACTAGCGAATATGACGGTCAACGGCGTTTTAATGGTCGATGATTTAACCGACATTGAACAGTTTATAACCCAAGATGTTCCTCAAAGCTCATACAATGATGAAAACACCATAAGAGATTGGACAGAGAGAGTCACTCATTCATTTGAAATAGCCAACGGCGAGAGCTTGCCATCTACAACCACCGCCACTATCGGGGCTATACAAAACGCTAACTCCAAGACATTCTTTGAGTTAGTAAGGGAAAACTCATCATCTTTTGTGGAGAGACTAATCGAGCGGCATTTACAACCTGAAATAATAAACAGAATAAAGAAGAATAAGAAGTATATGCTTGAGCTTGACTCGGCAGATGTCACTAGAGCAGATAACGCTAAAAAAGCGGCGCTAGCTAAACAAGGTTTAGATTTAGAGGAGAATATGCCTCAGTATTCAGATATGGGCAACAAACGTGAGATATGTCTCCCTCTGATTTTGGAATAACCGTCTATATGGGTAATGATAAGATTGATGAAAATGTTTTCGTTACAAATCTTCTAAATCTGATGAAAGTCGCCCCAGAGTATAGAGAGCAGATAGTCAAGGAAGTTTTAGACACGCTTGGGCTTAAATTCACAGCCCCAGAGCAATCAGCAATGATGCCGACAGGAGGAGGCGGACAATTACCACAGCAATCAGGGCAAGAGGCTATGATGCAGGGTCTAGAAAATGCTAACACCTTATGAGCGAGTCACAAAAAATAATAGCCGACTCTATAAAAGTCAGACAAACAATAGAAACTGACGGCTGGAAAATAATGGCGGAAAGACTGGACAAATTGGTCAATGACATTTGCGACATTAGAGCTTTACAGGGTTTTAAGCCAGAAGAAAGAGGACCGGAAATGCAGAGGAGGCTTGACGCAGTTAGTTTAGTAGAAGCTTGGTTGACAATGGTCAAAGGGGACTCGGAAGCCGCTGAAAGTATGATAGTCAAGAAAGAACGGGAGGCAAATATGCACATTCTAATTAAAGAATAGAGGTCGCAGTAAACCTCATTAAAAACTGACAACAAATATGGTTGAAGAAATGCAGTCACAAGAGACTGAAACTCTTGAGTCAACGCAGGAGACTATAACACCTGAAACCGCATCTACTGAGGAAAGCCGTACGCCTCAAACAGATGACAAAACAGCGGAGCTTGCTAAGAAGCTATCAATAGCCGAAAGGAAGCTCAAACAGTACGAGAAAACAAACGAGCAAGGTGCTCAAGAGATTGCGGAAGTTGCTACCCTGAAAAAGCAGGTGGATGAACTCAATACGAAAAACTTTTACGCCGAAAACGGGAAGTACAAACCGTATGAGAAACTCATCTCCGCTTTAAAGAAGGAAGGGCAAACCCTAGACGATGTAGTAGGCTCGGAAGAGTTTAAAATCGCCTTTAGGGACGATACGCAACCTGTTAAATCAGTAATGCACAGTAATGCCCGTGTAGCGGATGAAAGCTCTGATTATCATAAAGATATGGAGTACGCTAAAAAAACAGGAGACTGGAGCGGATTTCTTGCCAAACATAAAGGCATTACGGCTTAAATAAAATGGCAATCGGTTTGATAACCTACATGGACGCTACTCGCAGAGAAGATTTGCTTGATGTAGTGACCAATGTAAGCCCTAAAGAAACCCCGCTTTTGTCGGGTCTTCCAATGGGGGCTAAGGCTAAAAGTACTCTTCACGAGTATGTTACAGCCACTTTTGACTCATCTGGAGATAATGCTCAAGTCGAAGCTTCCGGATTTACTGTTGTCGACCACACCCAACCAACCAGAGCGAACAATGTCTGCCAAATTTTCCGTGATAACGTACGTGTATCAGGAACAATGGAAGCTATTGACGGGGTTACAGACCCATTCGCTTATCAGCTCAACAAAAACCTTGTAGAGCACGCTAAGGACATCGAGCTTGCTTTTATGGCTGGCACTCGCGCGTCTGGTGCTTCTGGTACAGCTCGCAGAATGACTGGCGTAATCGCCGCTCTTACTACGAACGCAACCACTCGCACATCTGGTACATCACTTTCTGAAACTGATTTCAACGACATTATGCAGTTGATTTGGGGGTCTACCAACCAAGTCGCTACCGAAGTTTATTGCGGGGCTACTTTGAAGAGAGACATCTCAGGTTTCACTGCTGGTGCCACAAAGAACACTTCAGCTGACGATAAACGCCTTATCAGAGCAGTTGATATTTACGAGTCTGATTTCGGTCTTCACAAGGTATTCCTCCACAGAGACGTACCGTCTGGAGCCAACGCCAAAATGCTTGTAGCTATTAATCCACAGTATCACAAGGTTTCTTATCTACGACCTACCAAAGTTGAACCTTTGGCAAAGAGCGGAGACTACAGAGACTCACAGATTATCACTGAAGTTACAATGGAACACTTGGGGCAGGCTACTGGCGCGGCAATCGGTGGTTTCACGTCTTAGGTACCTTTACAACGTGTAGATATTATTATATAATTTATATATAATAATTAAGTTGCTTGGCGTTGGATGTAGGACTTCTTCCGCCAAGTCCGAAAGCAACTATGCAAAACAAGAGGAGCTTGAACCATTGGACTAAACGTCCAGGGGCAGAAAAGGTGTGGGAGAAAATAAAAAAAAGCCAAA